TATCTCCTGCCAGGTACTCGGCTGGTCTGCTGGCTTAGGCCAGCGCATATTTATCATGGTGGCGATCTCTTGCATTTGCTCGTTTAAACGCTTCGCCTCTAATACAGCGTCAATTGAGCTGCGAATATTTATGTCACCAACCCCGGCCTGTTTATTTCGCTCCTCGTTTAGTTTCTGTTGTGCGGAGAAGAGGGTGCTTATCTGATCCCCGATTTCAGCCACAGATTGAACGTCATTTATTCTGGCTTTGATGAAACCGATTGCGTTCGAGGCCGCAGTTACCGCAGCGATTGCCGTGGTAATTGGCTCCATCTATTTTTTGGCAGTCTTCTTCGGACGGCCCTTTTTCTTCACGGCAACCGTAGGCTCAACCTTCTTCTTTGCCTTGGGCCGCAGCTTTGGGTTTAAGTCGTATAACGTCGGCATCAAAAGTCTCCCTATTTTATGAAACCATTTGTTCAATATCTTGAAGATACCCTTTGACATTGTACACCTCAAGCATAAGGACTTTCGCCAAGGACATCAGTATCCCAAGCTGCTTTGAGTGCATCAATACTTGCAGCATTAGTAATCGCAGAAGCGGCTGGGGCATCTCGGAGATCAGTCTTTTTAGCCACTGAAGCTGCCTTTGCATCTGCGTTATCAGCTTCAAGAGCTTTCATGTACACGACATCTTCTGCCTCAAGCAGTGGGCCGCGAACCTCTCGGATTTTATCCTTAAAAATCTCTTTGGCCTTTGTCATATCTTCTGAAATAACCTTGCCAGATAATGTCCATGCGCCTCTAAAGTGACGGTCACTAGGCTTGCTCGTTAAGTCAGCAGCGTCAATCTGTTTGCCATCTTTATCTAGAATGTATGTTGTTGCCATTGGTGTCTCCTATGCGGCCAAATCTTCGGTTACTAAATCGTCTGAAATCTTCCAGGCATTACGCCACTCTCGTGTACCCGGAAGCTGATCTTTGCGGCAAATAACCATCTTAGGTTTGTTGCCTTCATTCCAATTGCGCCACACATGTTGTGGGCAGTCTTTCATTATGAGATATTCCAAGGCTTGTTCTTCGGTCATCGCCTCTACAGGATTTGTGTTATGCAGCAAGTAACCCCTTGTGTGCTTCTTAAAGTCGGGCTGTGCCTCATCTTTAGCTAACTCCCAGTATACTTGCACGGGTGGCAGAATACCGCCCTGTAGCGCACAAGCCATCCAATTCGGATCGGGTACAAGTATTTTAGCGCACTCATCTATCTTGTCTTCATAGACTACACGATAGTCAGACTGATGCGGCTCAAGGTTTTCCTTTGCCCAGCATAGTCTGTCAAATAGATGTGTGCCTTGAAACTCTGGTGTCTGCATTATGCGAGGTCTCCTTGAAATATTACCATTGCATCTGAACTATCGTAATAGCTTCCACCAGAAAGAGTAACAACGGGGGTTGTTCCCGTTGCCCTAGCAACATCATTGTTCTCTTTAAAATCAGCCCCTGAACCCACGGGATTTCTTGCACATACAGATATTGCATATCCTGTATTACCCATACTATTAGATAAATTTACAACAAATCTGCCTACGTCAGAATCTGTCACACTACTTACATTGTGGCTGTCATCAACGCTTGCTTGATTAAAGTTTACCCACGCCTTTGCACTGCCATTCACAACGAACTGCGTATCAACCGTGCCAGCGGTGCTGTGTTCGATCTCATCTGCTTTTAACTTTCCATGTGCCATTATGCGAGGTCTCCGTGAATTTTTACTGAACACCTTACTGGGTCAATTTCTGTTCTTGATGTACTTGTTGTTGAATAGGCAACTTCTACTCTAAGACTACCCGCTAAAATAGGAGATGGAGATGAAGTACAATCTATTTCAATATTATGTATTGCTGGAGACGTAGCTGGTGTGGGATAGACACTATATGAAGAGGCATACTCAGCGTTGCCCATATCATTGGCAATAGTAAAGGTAAAGTTTCCTGTTGAATTGTCTGTTACAGAGGTCATATTTAAACTGTCGTTAATTGTTGGTGTTCCTGTACCAATAATAGTTGCCCACGACTTACACAACCCCTGCTGCAAGCTAGTAGTCGTGCTATTACCTTCACCTGTTACAAGGATAGACCCGGCAGTGCTTGTGCCAGTGAGTTTGTTTACAAGTATCTCACTCATGCTAATTCTCCGTGAATTACCACCGAATTATCGTTAGAATCACCAAGTGTATCACTTAAATTTCTTGTTTCTACATCAACACTTCCTGCGGCCTTACCATTATCAGAAAGCATAATGGCAGCATAAGTATAACTACTTATAGCAGAAGGAGAATAGTCAACACTATCCATGTTATTTGTAATAGTTATCGTTGTGTCTCCAGTTCCATTATCTGTTAAACTTGAAACATTAAAACTTTTACTAATAGCAGTGCTGCTAACTGTGGTATAATCTACCCACACTTTTGCCGCATGTTGCTTAGTCAGCGTAGCCGCACCACCGCTTGTGCTTTGTATGGTATCTGCTTTTAATGTACTCATCTAAACCACCGTGTAAGTTTCGCCGGAGCCGACTGTAACAGTCACGCCTGAGTTAATAGTGATTGGCCCAGCAGACATGGCGTTCTTGCCATTTGTGATAGTGTAGTTGGTTGTCACCGTCTGGCCGTTTTCGTAAAACACTTGATCTGACCCACCGCCAGTAGCACCAGCCGCTATGCCCGTCAAGGCTGACCCATCCAATGCTGGCATAGCCCCTGTTAGCTGTGAGGCTGCAATGCTTTTGTTTGTCAGTGTCTGCGTTGCTACTGTGCTGACCAGCTCACCATCGCCGCCGGGCGGCAGTGTTAACGTGTTTGTAACACTGGCAGAGTGCGGTTGCGCCTTGACTGTTTGACCATGACTGTTGCTCTCGCAGTTGAATACTACGGTGCCAGGATTGGTGTTGCCTTTGACGACGACGTTGCCAGTGCCATTGGCTGTAAGGTCTATCGTGCCATTGGTATTGGTTGATGTAAGAGCGTTGCCATCTAGCTTGAGGTTATCAACCCGAAGGTCTGTTACTGCACTGTTTGTGCCAATTGTAACAGCATCAATAGCACCGCCATCTATGTTGACCGAGTTGTTAGCCTGAGTTGCTATAGTGCCGAGGCCAAGATTGGTTCGAGCTGTGCCAGCATTTGCAAGATCACTAAGATTATTAGATGCTAGAAGGTCACCAGACCCCGAGCCAGATGGCCCTTGTGGACCTTGTGGGCCGGTTGCCCCAGTAGCCCCCGCCGGGATACCAAATGTAAAATTCAACTGAGCTGCTGAAGAACTCCCAGCATTTGAAACAGCGGCGGTTGCAGATGCCCCGGCTGACAAAGTGCTTGCGCTCACACTGCCCACTGCTACTGATGCAGCGGCTCCATTTGACCCGGCAGCTCCTGTGGCCCCAGTGGCTCCAGCCGATCCTGTTGCGCCAGCAGGGATGCCTAGGCTAAAAGTAGCCGTGCCGCCAGACACGCTGACAGATGCAGTCGGTGACCCGCCAGCCGAAACCGCTGACACATTGACCGCCGCGCCGGTAACTTGCTCGGTAGCCTCCGGGTTGCCGGTTGAACTGTCAAAACCTAAAACCTTGCCAGCTCTATCAGCCTTGGCCGGTAGCGTCATATCAATGGTGGTAGGGTCTTGAACGGGAGCAAGCAGTGCCCGTGTGTCGCGCTCTTCACGATCACCCGCCATCATGGTCATTGTATCTAGGTCAGCCTCCAGAGAAGCCGCTGTTATGTTGCCGCCAGCCGTATAAACTGAGGTTCTGGCTACGGGCACATCCGATAAAATCGTAACGGTTGTTGCATTGGCCGGTATGTTACCGCCAGTAAACTTTGCCACCCCGGTTCCATCAGTATTCAGTCCAGCCGCCGCCGAAGAGTTCACGATGTTGTAGTGTGACCCGGCAGTCTTCAGGGTGCCATCAACATAAACCTTTACATCGGTTATGGCATTAACCTGAAAAGAAAAAGAGAAGCTGTCATTGCTACCGTTCCCGGTTGCAACCACACGCCTGACCTGATCATTTACACTAAATGTTGCCATCCTTTACCTACCTTCTACGTTTTGTACACTAATTTTAAAACAAAGTCACTGTGATAACTCAATCCTAGCATCCAGGTTAGGGAACTCTTTTTTGAGCTGTATCCGAGCATTTGCTCGACGTTCACTCAAAATATTAGAAAGCTCATCAAATTTTTGATCTTCATTGAGTTCGTTGTAATCAAATCCTAAAACTGTGTCGCTCAGTACTGTTCTCTGTAACATATTGATCAGGTTATCATCTTCGTTATAGCCAAAATCACCAGGCAGCTTGCCGCCATTCTTGCCACCATCTACTTGGTTTATGAGCTGAACGAACCGATTATATTGTCTATTGTTAAGTTTTATACCGTCAATGCGGTCTGGGTGTTTGCCTGTCAAAACCCCTATGCCCGTTTCACTAAGCCTTATAATCTCTTGATCTAGCACACTGTATTTCCCCGTTTGTATTCTAATTGGGCTGATAGCTTCTCTAAATTTACCTTCGCCCTGATACTTTTGTTCGCCCCACCAGTTTAAACCGACGGGCAAGTCTGCACTGAAATAAGGGTTTCTGGCCTTGGCTTTTTGTAACGCCGCATAAAAACCCTGCACAATCATAGACGATTCAGTATAATAATCGCCGCCCATAAACGTGGGTGCCAGCCCCGGTGGCAGCATTGTGTTACTAGCCTTTGGATCATTGAGACGTTCCATAGTGGCCTGAAAACTATTCTGCGAAACCATTGGATACTTCCCATCACTAAGCTCATTAGCAGCGTAACTCATCAAACCAAATGATGCCCGATCCAAATTGCCCAGAACATTAGTTCCAACATTACCGGCTTGCGCTCCAACCCAAGCCGCTGCCCTGTTGCCAAAATCTTCAGTGCTGCCCTGACCAGTAGCCATTTTTGTCATTTCTGCCACGCCTTGTAAAAACGGCATATTGCTAGCATATTCAGCGGCGGCAAGCGTGTAGGCTTTAGACATCATTGCCACCATACTCGGGTCATCTTCGTATTGCGCATATTCTGCCATATCCGCACCCATAGCCAACATAGCCGACAAAGGATCAAACCGGCTAAAGCTGGTAAACTTATAAGAGCCATCTTCTTGTCTAATGCCAATCGAGTAGGGGGGCACATTGGCTGATGAGCTTACGCCCATCCGCGTTGAAAAGTTTTTGCCCAGTCTGCCAGTGACAATTAAATCATCGCCATACTCGCCTGACGCTAAGAAATACATCCCAGCTGCAATAGAATTTCCCAATGCTAGTTTGGCTAGTGCGTCATCGAACTCTGGCCCCGTTATCGGCTTATTGCCGCCAATCAGAGTTTTACCGCCCGGAGCGTTTTGTTTTATGTATCTATAGATCGGACTGAAATTTAAAGTGCGGTCAAACGCCCCTTGAATAATATTGGTTGGCGTATTCACAAATGGAACAACCACCCGGAGAACTGGGATAGAGTGTATTGTTTGAGCCAACCCTCCCAAAAAACCTTCAGGGGCATTTTGAAATGTCATATGCTTTGCTTCGTCTTTCATCTTTTTGACGACGCCATCCGGCGGTTGAAGCATTGTGTCGGTGTAGGCTTTTGACCCTTGGGCTTTTGCATCAGCTCTGGACATCCCAGAACGTCGAGCATTTGT